ATCAAAAATCTGGTTATTGGTGGGGAGAAGATACACATTTTTCTAATCTTGCAACACAAGCAGGTTTTAAATTTTATGCTGTAGTTGATGGTGAAACAACACATCACGGAAGCTTTGGATTCACGGGAACTTTACTAGATACTTTTAAAAGAGCCGATGAAAAAGCCAATTAAAATATATGGTCCTCCAGGTACAGGTAAAACTTTTAGATTACTTCGTAGAGTAAAAGCTTATGTAAGAACAGGTACACCTTATCATAAAATAGGTTACTTTGCTTTTACAAAAAAAGCTGCAAGTGAAGCAAGAAAAAGAATTGATGTAGATGAAAAACAAGTTCCGTATTTTCAAACACTGCATGCATTTTGTTTTCATTTATTAAACTTAAACGAAAGTGATATTATTCAGCCACATCACTACGAAGCTTTAGGTAAGAAGTTAAATGTAAGAGTAAACTTTAATGATAAATACAATGAAGAACAAACACATTTCTTAACTTGCAACAATCCTTACTTTCAAATAATTGGTAAAGCTATTAACAAAGACATAACTATAAAAGAAGAGTTTGATCTTAATGAACATGATCGAAAGGATATAGATTGGCATACACTTAATCATATTTATATAAACCTACAAGAATACAAAAAGAAAATGCATCTGTTAGATTTTAATGATCTAATTAAAAAAGTTATAGACTCAAACAAGATTCCAAAATTAAAAGCTATCTTTATAGATGAAGCACAAGACTTATCTCCATTACAATGGCAACTCTATGATAAGCTAAAAGAAAACTGTGATGATATATATTTAGCTGGTGATGACGACCAAGCCATATTCGCTTGGGCAGGTGCTGATGTTAATAGATTTATAAAAGAGCCTGCAAATGAACGAGTTTTAAGGTATTCGAGAAGAGTATCAAGAGCAGTACAGGAACAGTCTCAAATAGCAGTGAGTAAGATAGCAGGCATCAGGAAACACAAAGAATACCTGCCACGGGCGCAAGAGGGCTTTGCGTCTCACATCAATAATTTAGGACAAATAGATCTTACAAAAGGTAAGTGGTTAATCTTGACAAGAACTAAAAGCAATTTGTTAGACATAATGAAAGAACTTAAAAGTAAAAATATTTATTATCAAAGTAACAAAGGTAAAAGTTTTAACGTAGGTATATATAACGGAGCGATGGCTTATACTAAATGGATAAGAGAAGGTAAGTTAGAAGAAAAAGAAATCAATGACGTCAGAGAATATATTCCCAGTGGTAATTGGAATCCTGAAAAAAATTGGTATGATATCTTCGTAGCTGATCAGAAAGAAATACTTTATATTCGAAATATAATTTCTGGGGGTGAAATACTTTCTGAAAATGCAAGAGTGTGGGTGTCTACAATTCATGCAGCTAAAGGTGGTGAAGAAGATAATGTAATACTTTCTTTACATCAAGGTTCCAAAGTACAGAAAAGTATTAGGCTAAGTGTTGACAAACAAGATGAAGAGCATAGAGTGTGGTATGTCGGCATTACAAGGGCAAGAAATAATTTATATAAACTGAAAGCTAAAAAGAAAATAAAGGAGTATCAACTATGAGTACATTTTTTCACAGACAAATTGAATTTGATGTATTAAGAAAAACACCGAAAGCTGTTTTGATAAAAGTAAATAAAGTTAAAAGTACAAAATATAATAGACTATATAAAAAATTTAAAAAATTTTTAGAACCTGTTGAAATGTGGATACCTAGATCATGGATTAAAAGAGATGTTTGGGTAGATACATCTTATGGAATAGGTAATATGGAAGTTCCTCATGAAAGATTCTGGGTATGGGAAGAAGGGTTTTTAAAAAATTTAAAAAAATTATATGAAAAAAGAGAGGCAAACTATGACGCATAAAGATATGTTTGAAGAATCATTTCCACAAGATAAACAGATAGGTGGGAGTCATTACAAAGACTTTCACATTCAGCCTTACGAGTTTATTTCAAAGAATAATCTTTCTTTCTTTCAAGGCAACGTAATTAAATACGTTTGTAGATATAAAAACAAAGCAGGGATACAAGACCTTGAGAAAATAAAACATTACTGTGATTTAGAAATATTAAAATTAAAAGATGACAAATGAGTATAGCAAAAAATTGGAGTTTACATTATAGAAATTTATATGAACCTAGAATTAAAAGGTTAACTGAAAGATATAGAGAACTGTATGATGAAAATCAAATGATGAAAAAACGATTAGAAAAATACGAGGGTAATAAACGTATGGTTTTATATTATAATAAAAAGTATGAGAAAGATAAGACCAAATAATTTAGATAAAATAAACAGACTTCAATCAATGAAGACACATCCTGTAGGAGTAATAGGTAAAAAGGATGTACGTATAAATAAATTAATCAACAAACTATATAATAGAAAGGAATACTATGACACAAAGATGGATACCAATAAGAACTAACTCAGATTCTGATTTTGTAATAACAGAAGTTAGAAAATTAAATGAAGTAGAACTAAGTAAAAAAGAGAAAAAAAGAAAATTAATAGAAGAAAATATACAGAAAAGAATAGAAAAAAGATTAAAAGAACAAGAAAAAGTTTCTAAAAATTTAGAAAAATTGGATACTTATTACAAAAAAGTAGCCTATATGAAAAAAAGAATAGGTATGCAAAATGAATATTTGTCTTCTGTTAAAGGCAACAGAGTTTTTGCTGAAAAAATTAGAAAAACAATTGGTTTTTTAAATAGAAAATATAGCAAACCTATAAGAAAGAAAATACCTAGAAACATTATAGAGCAGGAAATGCCTTATAAGTATGAAGTAAATTCAAGAAAAGTTTTAATAGAACTAATAAAATACGTAAAAGAAAGTCAGAATATATTTAATGAATGGTCACATGATGTGAAAGATGACATTAAAAAATCTAAAGAAATATTGAAGGAGATAAGACATGACAGATCAAACGAGGTGGGGGATCCACGAAGTACAGACCAGGAATAAGGCTATAAAGTACAGACGAGACCTTGTTGCACGGGCCATGGAACATGTGGTCAAGCTTGACGAAACAGGGATCACGGACCTTATGATACAGATTGAGGCAGAATATGAGCGAAAGTATGGCAACAATAAAAAAAATAAAGTTGTTCTTTAGAATTATTCTAAATTATTTTGCGAACTTTAGGGTTCGGGAAATGCCCAAAAGTGCGAACTTAGGGTTCGGGAGCCTTCGCACTTTTTGTAAAAAACAGGTCAATTGTGTCCAAATTGTGTCCAAATATGACCTTTGCCACATTTTTGCCACAAAAGTGCGAACCCTACCCCCTGTTTTGCGAACCCATTTTACGCCAATGCGAACCCTTGCGAACTTAGGGTTCGGCGCGTATTATTCAAGTATACCAACACTAATAGCTCAATTTTTAAGTTTTGCGAACTTTCAAAAATATTTTTTGTCTAGCGCATGAAAAATTATAATTTGTCATATAAGGTTCGCAGATGTATAAAAGTTTATGCCTAAGAAAAGAAGAAAAGCTATCAACACTGAGACAACTCCTGATATACCTTTTCAGAAGGTTAGAGTGGAGTGGGTCGACTGCGTAAGTGACTCTGCCTGGGCTAATGATAAAGAATTTAATAAAATGAAATTAGCAACTCCTGTCAATGAGGGTTGGCTGTATTCCAAAGATAAAAATTCAATTAAATTATTTGCATCTTACGACAAAGATGAAGATGGTATTACTTTTGGGGATCGGACGATGATTCCTCTTCCGTGGGTGAAGAAGATAACGAAGCTGTAGATGGGGTCACATTTATCAGAGATCCGTAATCGTCTATTATTTGTTTCATTTTTGCTTCTAACTCTTGTTCTGATAGGTCCTCTAGTTTTCCTGTTTTTATTATCTTCCTATCTATGTATAGTCCTGCTGCTTTTCCTCTGTTTGCTTCCGCGTTCACTGCTGAAGAGAATGATCCTTTTTTTAAAGCAGCTTCTCTAAGCCTAGCAAGTTCTGCAATGTGACCTTCGTAAGTCACTTCATGTTTTCTTAATCTTTCTTCTTTTAGTTCGCCAATATATTTTACAACAAGTGGTGAGTATTTTGGATTAGTTAGTTCTGATCCTTCACGCATTGCTCTATCCTTACTGTAACCAGCAGCGATAGCAGCTTCACGTTTAGTCATTGGTCCTTCTGGTCCACCGAATACTAAAAACTCAGCGAATCGTTGTTGCATTTCTGTTAATCTTTTTGGTACACCCATGTTGACAATTTAAGGGAACTATCCTATAATGTCAAGAATGAAAGTACATAGAAATCAAGACGAATTACAAGATATTATTGAAGGATATAAGACTTTAGTTGAAACACAAAGACAAGAAATCTTTGAATTAAAAAAAGTTGTATCTGAAAATGAAAAAAATAAAAACCTCTTGCAAGGTTATAAAAAAGTGATAGAGGATCTATCTATCAAGTTAAGAAAAAATTCATGAGAGTACAAGACTTGCAGTTGTTTCTAAGCAACTTTACGAAAGGTTCAGACGCAGTTAAGAACGCTGTCATCTACGTAGAGATAAATGGAAAGTTACACGCAATTAGACGAATGGAAGTACATGAAAATGCTACTCCTATCATTGGTCAGCCTGGTCATAGTGCACATAGATTGGTTATGAAAACTGAAAAACCATCGAGTCTTATCTTACCTGATAAACTTCAACGGGACTACTAACTTCCCTTGAAACCAGAGGCCAAATTTTATGCAAAAGTTAAAAAAACTATTAAAGATATTTCGTGGATTAGACTTGAAAATAATAGCTTACTCGGTACTCCCGATCTATTGGGCTATAATAATTCTGGGCACTTTTTCACTGTAGAACTAAAGGTATGCAAGGGGAATAAAATACGATTCTCACCACACCAAATTAGCTTCCATGTGAGGCATCCACACAATACATTTATCATGGTAGAGGCCCTTGGTCCGAGTACCGTGAAACTTTTCCGTGGTTCAAGAATCATGGAGCTTGAAGCTTGTGGCTTTAAGCTTGACGCTTGTTGCTTGGGGCTTGAAGCTTGTGGCTTGATGCTTCAAGAGCTTGGCGCTTGAAGCTTGGTGCTTGTGGCTTGCTGCTTGTAGCTTGAGGCTTGTGGCCCGGACCAGGTGCACGCTCCGACTCACCGTCGTGAGAACTTTTGCTAATGACCTGATCCGATTTATCCCTTGGGATTCTGTAAAATTTTGGATGTTTGAAAACGTGTGTCATGCTAGTGTTTACCATATTCAATATTTTTTACCAGCGGATCCCAACATGCACGGCAAGAACCGCACGCGTTGTCTTGGTCCGGGGCTGGACAGCTTCGACTCTTCGTTGAGACTGTCGACGTATTGGCCCAGCTCTTGACTGGTCCCTGGTCCACCATCGGTGATGAAAATCTTACAACTAGATTCGCTGGCGCCTTGTGCATATGGTCCTTGATCCACGCCTCACGTGTGGGCATCCAGTGCCGCTTAGAAGGCGTTAGAGCACAGACGTTGAAAATTTTAGCCAGGTGAATTTCGTCCTGAACGTCGCCGCTGTCGTGCCATCTAAACACATCAGGCTTTTTGCTGTTGATCAGTGTTGCCATTGCCAGCACCCAGTCAGGGTGACTGATGGCTCTAAGTCTTTTATACTGAGCCTCTTGTACAACTTTAAACATGTAACAATTTTTTAATGCGTAACACTCTGAACAAACTGAGTCAGGTATTAGTCTTAGCTTCGAGCCAGTCTTGCATTCCTTCGCGGGTATACCTATTGACCAGCCGGACATCTTCGACGGTTTACTTAACCCTCCAACAAGGGTCCATGCTTCTTTAGTATTCATATCTT